TGGTTGGCATAGCTCCACCCGCTGGGCCACGGCGTCTGCGCGGTGTCGCTGGTACTGCTGATCGTGCCCAGGCTGGCCATCGCCGTCACGTCCACGCGGCCGGATGCGCTGATCGTGCTGGTGACGTTGGTGTCCACCTTGCTGAAGGTCCACGCCGCCCCATCGTCCACGCCCGCGCGCAGGATGCGCAGGGTGCTGAAGGCGTCGGCGTAGCTCAGCACGTTGCCGGCGGCGTCGGCCGGCAGCACGATTTCGCTGCGCGGGTCCCAGTAGACCGTGTAGGCGCCGGTGCTCTCGCTCTTGGTCACCAGAAAGCTCGCCGTGAGGTCGGTCTCGCCGGTCTTGCTGGCAGTGACGAGCACGGCGCCGTCCGGGATGGTCATGTCCGACACCGCAACCGTGACGCTCAGCGTACCCGTCACCGGCCCGGCGCCGCCGTTGATGGTGGCGGTCACGCCGGCATCGGGCGTGATGGCGATGGACCAGTCATCGGTGACGTCGGTGATGCCCTCAAACACCTGCACCTCGGTCTCGGCCCCGCTGTAGTCGCCGTTGTCGCCGGCCTCGTCGGTCGGCACGGCATGCGTCGGGTTGCTGAGGTAGATGCGCGGCGCCGTGGTCGTGGGGTCTGCGCGGTAGACCGTCAGGGTGTCGGTGGCCGTGCCCAGCGTGCCGGTGACCACCACGTAGCGCACGCTGCCGCTGGTGCCCGGCGCCACGAACTGCGCCGCCGACAGCGTGCGCACGTTCCCGCTGCCGCCCAGCGTCACGGCGCCCAGACTCGCGTCCGACGCATCGAATGCCTCGGCCGTGATGGTGGCCGTGCCCACCAGGCCGATCAGCTGCGCGGTGATGGTGATGAGGCCATCGCCAGGCGCCTGCGCGGTGTGCGTGGTGCCGCTGCTGAAGCTGAAGTAGGGGAAGCGGTCGGTGGTCAGCCGCAGCATGCCGCCACCGCCAGCGGGGTCGATGCTGTCGTCGACGGTGACGCTGATGCTGGCGGCGTTGACGCTGTAGTTGCCGCTGGTGTCCAAGTGCTTGGCGCGCACGATGTAGGTGCCATTCGGCGGCCGCGGGTGCTGGTAGTCGCTGCCGGCGCCGCGCCACAAGAAGGTGGCGTCGTCCCAGCCGGTGCCGTCGTAGCGCAGTTCGGTGGCGGCGTAGTCGGCCTCGTCGCAGGGGTCCCAGGTCAGCCACACCTGGCCGGGCTTGATCGCGTAGGCCAAGCCCGTCACGTCGTCGGGCGGCGCGGCCAGGCCTTCAGCCACCAGCCCGATGTATGCCCAGTCGCCAGCACGACCTGCGGCGTTGATGGCGCGCGCGCGGAAGACGTAGGCGACGCCCACCTGCAGCGGGCCAAGCGTCACGGTGGTGGCGTCGCCCGGCAGGCTGCCGGTGCCCCACGGCGTGCCGACCTTGGCCGCCTGGTATTGGATGCTGCCGCCGTTGGGGACGAACGGCGACGTGCTCTGGTCCCACGTGACGACGGCCTGCGTGACGATGGTGCCGTCGCCCAGGCGGATCGCGTCCTCGTCGGCGGCCAGGTTCTGCAGGATGGCCGGAAGGCCGAACGGGTTGGGCAGGTTGGTGTCGGGCGCCAGGTCGCCGATGGTCGCCTCGCCCCAGGCCCAGTCATACACGCCCGCTGCCGTCTCGCGCAGGGTGTACTGGATGGTGCCTTCGCGCGTCAGCGTGCGCTCCAAAACCTCGAAGGGCTTGGCCGACCAGCCGTAGGTGGCCAGCGTCAGCAGCACCGTGTCGCTGGGCGCCAGGTCATAGGCCTTGAGGTTGCACGCCAGCTTGACGGTGACGGCCTGGCGCGCACGCTCCAGCTCGATCTTCGCCAGCCGCTGCGCGCGGTAGGTGTCGGACAGCGTGGGCACGTCGATCTGGCGCACGATCTGCACGCCGCCGTCGTCGGCCTCGTATCCGCTGTTCTCGACCAGCGGCGCCTGCAGCTCGGCAAAGGTCTCGGCGTCCCGATAGGTCGCGCGCATCGCGTTGAACAGCTCGCTGCGGCTGGCCTTGGGCATCACGCTCACCGGCCCGGCCAGCATGTCGGCGGTGATGGTCAGCGTGGGCGTGCGGTAGGCGCCGGGACGCACCAGCCAGCGCCCTTGCGTCCACACCGCGCGGCCCGACATGCAGGCCAGCAGCTCGGCCAGCACGTCGCGCGGGCTGCGGTCGGTGGCGATGCTCAGGTCGCAGGTGTAGCGGGCCTGCACGTCCTCGTCGTCAAGGCTGAGGTCGATCTCTTCGTCGCAGATGTTTGCGGCGGCGATGATCTCGCTGTCAGGCACCTCGGCCGAGTCGGCGCGCATGCCTTCGTCGCTGCGCAGATAGTCGGCCACGCACAGGGCCGCGTTGTTGCTCCACGCGGTGGTTGTGGTGCGCGGGTCGTACACCTTCTTGCCGCGCACCACGGCGCTGATGTTGGGCACGCCGGTGCTGCCGAAGACGTCCTGGTCATACTCGAGCCGGACGTACAGGTAGCAGATGCCGCGGCCACGGTGGTCGCTGGTCCACTTGCCGTCGCTCTCTGCCACGAGGTCAGCGCATGCCGTTTGGTCGGCGGTGCCCAGGTACTTGCGCACGCGCACCAGTGGCGTGGCGGCCTGGGTGTAGGTGTAGCCGATGGTGACGCGGGTGTCGGCCGGCAGCCCGGTGATGGTGTTGCTGCCCGCGGTGTGGCTGTAGCCGGTGTGGTGCGTCTGCGTGGCCGACTCGCCGAGGCCGCTCTCGGTGTACGCCGCGGTGATCGACTCGGCATTGCGCGGCAGCGTGAGTTGCCCGCTGCCGTTGGTGGTGCCGGTGTGCGTGTCCGCCTGCGTGCTGCCGGCCTTGGTGTACTCGCCGCTGGTGATCCAGCCATCGCCGTCGGCAGATGGCAGCGCGATCTCGTTGAAGTACACCGTCTCGATGGCGTCGCACTCGTGCGCAGCCAGCGCCACAACCATGTGCAGGTACTGGCTCTTGTCGCCCGTGCTCTCCATGTAGACGATGGGGCCGCTGATGCGGTCGCGCCCGTAGACGATGCGACGCGGCGCGATGGCGCTGCGGATCATCACCTCGCGGTCCTTGGCGCTGGCGTTGGCTGCTGCGCGCGCACGGGCCTCGGCCTTGCGCGATGCATAGCCGCTGTAGGCGATGGCCGATGCCGCGACCACGACATAGGCGTAGCCCATGTAGGCCGCGGCGCCATAGACGTAAGTGCCGGTGGCGAAGTAGGCGATCGCGCCGGCTACGGCCTCTGCCATCTCAGTCGATCCTCCAGGCGCACAGCGCCTCGCTCATGGGCCCGAAGGCCAGCCCGGGGCGCCCAGGCGCGGCCCATGCGTGACCCATGCACACGGCCAACAGGTCTCGGCCCTGCTGCTGCAGCAGCAGCACGTCACCACGCCGTGCCACCGCCGCGGGCTGCATGTCGCCCAGGCGCTGGCACGTGGCCGCGCGCAGGCCGCCCAGGCGGCGCAACACGTCCACCGCATCGCGCCTGCCGCTCCATGCCGGCATGGGCACCGCACGCCCGGTGATGGCCTGCACGGCGCCGGCAGCGAACGTGCAGCAGTCCAGCGCGCCCCAGCCGAAGGGCTGCAGCCGGGCCGCGTCGACGTACTCGTCGAGCAGGCGGGGCCAGTGGGGCAGGCGCACGGTCAGCTCTTGAAAAAGGCCGCGCTCGGCCAGACGATGGTGGCCTCGGCGATCTGCGCCGCGTACGCGAAGAACTTGTCGCCGCTGTAGCGCGCCTGCTGCTCGGCGTCGCTGAACAGCGCGCCGCTGGGCTGCTGCCAGGCGATCATCTGGTGCTCGGCCGTCACGCGCAGCACCGGCTGCTGGCCGTCGTCCTCCATCGTCATCACGTCCATGACGCCGCGCCACACGCACGGGTCCACGCGCAGCGTGGTGCCGTCCACGATGGCCAGGCGGATCAGGCACTCGCGGCCCTGCACGTCCTCGGTCAACGCGGTGGAGATGGCCGCGGATTGCACGGCGCTTAGTGTCAGCAGGATGCCGCGCGCCTCGGTGTCGGTCTCGGTGATGGGCTCGATGGTGCCGATGCCCGACGCGCCGAGGTAGTCGTTGCCGTTCCACGTCACCGTGAACGGCAGGTCGGCCAGGTAGAGCCGGCCGCTGTCGAGGTCGAGCTCGACCAGCGCGAACATGCTGACGTTGGCTGCCGCCAGCGCCGCGGCGGTGTTGCTGTCGAGGTTGGTGCGGCTCATGCAAACACCTCCACCAGATCGAGCCCGAACGACGGCTGCACCGGGCCAGGTTGGCGCGGCAGCTCGACCGTGGGCTCGGTCAGGATGTAGAGCGCGGTCGGCTGCGCCAGGGTGACGGCGCTGGCGCTGGACAAGCCCGCGCGCAGGGCGTGGCGGATGTGCACCGTCATCGCGCCGCCGCTGTCGGATGTGGCGTCGGCCGCCACGCGGCACAGTTGCCCGTTGGCGAACTTGATCCAGTCGCCGCGCAGCAGGGTCTTGGCGTTGCCGCAGCCGGCCAGCACGACGCTGGTGGCGAAGGCGTCGGCAGCGGCCCCCAGCGTCACGCCGGCGGTGTTGCACGTGCCGCGCGGCACCGGGCGCTGCCAGTCATAGATGCTGACGCGGTGCTCCATGCCGGACAGTCCGGCGAGGAAGCCCTCGAAGTCGTCGCGCACGGCGCGGCGCATGGGCGGCATGGTCAGCGACCAGCCCCAGCGGCTCCCAGGCCGCGTCACGGTCTGGCTGACGCCGTTCTCGCTGCTCATGTTGTGCCGCGCGTTGACGATGATGCGCAGCGCCGCGGTCTGCGGCACGTGGCGCGGGTCGGTGGGCCAGGCGTAGGTGGTCATCAGGCCCCCCGCAGGCTCATGTTGCCGCGGCGCATCAGGTCTTGGATCTCGGCCACCGCCGCAGCCTTGGCAGTGGCAGCTGCCTGCAGCACCTCGTTGCGCGAGGCGCCGGCCGCGACGTTGATGGTCTGGTTGATCACCACGCCGCCCATGCCAGCCGACTGCACGCCGAGCTTGCCGTCACGCCCACGCTTGAGCGGCAGGATAGCCTCGGGACCGGCCTCGCCCATCATCCCGGTGCGGCCCCCCGCGAAGCCGAACAGGGTCGGGCTGTTGACAATGCCGCCAGTGGCGAACGGGATCACGCCGCTCGCGCCGAAGGCGTTGCCCTTGGCGCTGCCGAGGAACCCCGCCAACAGGCTGCCCCAGTTGATGCCGCCGATCGCGCCGACGATGGGCTCGGTGATGTTGCGACGCACCAGCAGCCGCAGCAGGTCGTCGCCGATGCCCTTGAGGACGTCGCTGAACTTCTTGCCGCTGACGACCGCATCCTCGAATGCGCTGCTGAAGGTCAGCCCGATGTCCTTGCCGATGTCGTCGGTCTGCTTCTTCAACTCGGGGAAGGTGCCGGTCAGCTCAGTCAAGCGGTCCTGCGCGGCAAGGATGGCATCCTGCAGTTGCATGAATCGCTCGCTGCCGGCGTCGACCTTGGACAGCTCGTCGTTCAGCAGCATCAGCGTGCGCTGGGCCTCGGCGAGCTGCGCGCTGTCGGTCTGCGCCAGCAACGCGTTGATCTTCTCCAGCTCGGCGCTGATCGGCGGTCCCACATCGCCCTTGTCGATGGGGATCAGCAGGCTGCGCACCTGCTCGACGATCTTCGGGTCGAGGCCGGCTGCGGCAAGTTCGTCGAGCTTGGCCAGCTGGGCGTTCAGCTCGGCCAGCTTCACGGTGTCGGTCCTCTCGATCAGCGCAGCCACACCGCGGCCGATGACGTCGGCATAGGTGTCCGGTGCGCGGTCGAGGCCGGCCACGCGCGCGGGCTTGGGCGCGGCACTGATCGTCGGCAGGCTTGCTCGCGGCCTGTTGCGCCCTTCGTTGCCGTACTCGTCTGGCAATGGCCCCTTGAGCCCCTGCGTCACGTCCAGCGCCTGCCGCTGCAGCCCTTCGAGCTGCTTTCGCAGCGCCGCGGCATCGGCAGCCCACTTGTTGCGCACGGCGCCCGGCAGCTCGAGGTTCTTCGACAACGCGTCGGCTCGCAGCAGCCTGTCGGTCACGACGGTGATGGCCCGCGAAAGGTCTTCCGCCTGCTGAATGGCTCGGCCAGTCTCCGTGGGCGTGAACAGCGCGGAAAGGAATCCCTCCTTGCGCCCACGCTCCAGCAGGTTGTTGATGGCGGTGATCAGCGGGCCGGAGATGTCGCGCGCCACGTCGGTGGCCGTCTTGCCAAGCCGTGCCAGTTCCTTGTTGAACCGGTCCACCTGATCGGCCTGCTCCCTCGTGACGGTGGCGTTGAGCTGGCCCGACTCGGCCAGGTCCTTGAGCAGCGGCGCCACCTCCTTGACCGACTTGCCGAACAGCTCCTGCACAAGCCGAGCCTTGTTGCCGTCGTCCTCGAACTGCTGCAGCGACTGCGCCACCTGCAGCAGCGCCTGCGCGGGGTCGCTCCGGCGCAGCTCCTCGGCGCTCAGGCCGATGGCGCGCAGGGCCTGGTCGGTCTCGTTGCCGGGCTTGGCGGCGGCGAGCTGCTGGTTGAGCTTGACCAGCGCGGCGCCCACGGTGTCCATCTGCGTGCCGGTGCGCGCGGCAGCGTCCTCCAGCGCGGACAGGTTCTCCACGCTGGCACCAGTGGCGTCAGACAAGTCGTTGAGCGCGTCGATGCCGTCAAGCGTCTGCCTCACAAAGCCCGCAATGCCGGCAACAGCGAACACGCCGGCCAGCACGGGGCCGACGGTGGCCGCTACGCTCTTGAGGCCGCTGAATGCGCCGCTGATCTGGTTGGCGGTGCGCTCGGCCAGCAGGCCGGCCTTGTCCAGCCCCGCCTGCAGGTTGGCAAGGCGCGCTTCGACGTCGATGCTGAGCTTTGCGATGGCCATGCGTGCCTCAGTCGTCGGTGACAGCGCCGCGGTCGGCGTCGTCGGGCTTGCGGTGGGCCTTGATGACCAGCAGCCGGTGCAACAGGCCCTCCACGTCGCGCACGCCGTGGTAGGCGCACAGCAGCGGCAGACCGGCCCAGTCGATGCCGCCCATGCCGTTGGCGAGACCGTTGAACACGCGGATGGCCATCACGTCGTCATCGGTGGGCGGCGGCGGTGTTTCGCCCTCGTACTGGATGCCCGCCTGCGCATCCAGCACGGCCGTCAGTTTTTTGCCGTCGCATCCTTGGCCGCGAGGTGGTCGGTGATGGCCTTGGCGATGGCTTCGGCCACCGGCGGCACCCAGTCGATGCGGTCGCGCACCAGCTCCCGCCAAAGCGCGGCGTCGAATGGCACCGGCGCGTCGGAGCCGATGGACGGCCCCAGCACGACGGCCTCAGTGGCGCCCTCCCATCCGTCGACGTACTCGCATACGTGCTCGACGGTGATGCCGAGGCGGAACCGCGCGAACTCGGTCTCATGAGGCCGGGAGAACCGCACGCGCACACCGCCTGGCAGTTCTGCCCAGTGGCGGCGCTGCTCGGCCAGCCGCGCGATGAGCGATTGCGCGCTCACGCCGAGAGCTTGAGCACGAAGCCCTTGGCCGCGAAGTCGATCGCGCCCGTACCGACGGCGCCAACATTCACGTCCTCGCCCGGCGTGCTGGACTCGCCGGTGAATACGCGCACGGCGCCATTGCCAAGCGTGATGCGGACCACGACGAGGCCCTGCGTCTGCACGGCCGATTCAAGCAGCAGCATAGCCGCGCTGGGCGTGTCCTGCGCAATCACGTTCATGCTGACGTTTTGCGTCGGCAGCAGGCCCTGTTCCTCCTTGCGCACGATGTCGAGCAGCGTGGTCACGTCGAGCTTGTCGGAGGCGCCGCCGCCGATGCTGTAGCTCGTCGCCTCCGACAGCGTGGACCAGGTAGCCACCGGCTTGAACTTGCCGCTGGTGTAGGCGCTGTAGCCGGTGGTGTTCAGGCCCTGCAGCTCGAACGTGTTCGTGGTCTGGTTCTTGACGCGGCAGGCCTGCTTTTCCAGCTGGGCCATGCCGACCACATTGTAGAAATAGCCCACGGTGTCGTTCGCCAGGCCGTGGGCTGTCGCGGTGGCAACGCCAGGACTTGCGAGCGTGACGGCGGTGACGGTGACATCGGATGCATAGGTGGCCGCGATCTCGACGCGAACGTTGCGGCCTCGGACGTTTGCCATCGCTGGCTCCTTTCAGACGAGAAAAAAGCCGCCCGTGGGCGGCTTGGTTGGTGAACTGGCGGACGCGCTATGGCGTCCAGTCGACCTCGAGTTGGACGCCGTCGAGGCCCATCTCCTCGTCGAAGACGGTGGCGTCAGACAGCACGTAGGCGCAGCGCGCGGCGTCGGCGGTGTCGATGGCGTCGCGCACGAGGTCGGCCAGCTCGCGCGCGGCGAGCTGATCGCCTGCCCAGCACTGCACGCTGATCGTGGCCTGCAGCTCGTCGCCTGCGCCCAGCAGCGTCTGCGCGGGATCGGTGCGCACGGCATAGACCACGCAGGGGAAGCCGCCGCCCTCGGGGATGGCGTTGAGCGCGATGCGGGTGCCGATGACGGCCGTCAGCGGCGCGTGCGCGGCCAGCACGGCGCGGAACTGGGATTCGGCGCTGCTCATGGCGGCGGGGCCTTCGGGGTGTTGAGCTTGGCGATGGCCGCCTGCAGCTCGGGCATGATCACGGCCAGCGCTGCGTCCAGCTTGCCGGCCGCCGTGCGCAGGAACGGGATCGGCTTGACGAAACCGAGCGGGGCCTTGCGACGCTTGGCCAGACCCGTCAGCCGGCCCCGGCCACGCAGCCGATAGTCGGTGTACTTGCCTTTGTAGCGGCCGATGATCTTGTGGCCGAACTCGACGAATCGCCAGTAGAACGGGTCGTTGGGGTTCTTGGCGCCGCGCTGGCCGGCCTTGGCGGGCCGCACGTTGACGAAGACGCCCACGTCGCCGCGGCGCCGCGCGAGCTTGCTGGTGCGCACGCTGATGGCCTTGCGCACGGTGCCGGGCTTGCGCCGGCCGGCCTGCACGGCGGGGTCGCCGATGCTCAGCACCGGCGCGGCGCTGCGGGCTGCGTTGCGCACCAGGCGCGCGCCCGCGGCCAAGGCATTGCGCACGGCGCGCACGCGCAGCTTGCCCGGCAGCGCGGCCAGCTCGCGGCGCAGATCAGCGACGCCGCTTACCTTGGCGGTGATCACGCGGCGCCTCCGTCACGGATGCCACCCGAGCACATCAGATCGAGCGCCACCTGCCGGCCCTGCACGTCGATCGGGTCGCCGACGATGGCGTAGGCCACGCCACGCCACACGACGCGCCAGCTTGGCAGCACGCCGGCCCGGTAGCGGATGCGGAAGCGCACCGACACCTCGCTCGTGATCTGCCCGCCGGCCAGCATCTCGCGGGCGCTGACGGGCCATGCGGCGGCCCATACGGTGGCCTCGTCCACCCATTCGCCCGAGCGTCCGCCCACGGCGTTGCGACCCACCGGCGGCGACTGCAGCGTGATCCGTTCGCGCAGGTCGCCCGCGTTGATGGCGAGGGTCATGCGCTGTAGATCCGGTAGCGGTCAAGCAGGCGGTCGACGAAGCGATCCGGCATGGCCGTGAGCGTCTGTCCGGCGGCGACCGCGGCGCGGTGCTCGATCAGGGTGCCGACGCGAAGCAGCATCCAGGCGCGCACCGTTTCTGGCACGGGGTCGAGGCCGCAGGCGATGCGCACGCGCACGGCGTTGGCGCTGTCATAGGTCGTCGGCCATTCGTAGCCGTCTGCCGGCAGCGCGAAGCACTGAGCACGGTCCATGTTGTCGAGCACATAGGCCGCATGGTCGAGCGTCTGCAGGGCGCCGGCCGCGTCGAGATACTGGATGGACTGGATGCCAGTCACGTCGGGGCCGAGCGCGATCTCGACGGCTGGGAATGCGTCGAAGGTCAGCTGCCACACCTGCGCGGCCAGCAGGCGGCCAAGCTCATGCTCGGCATCCTCGCGCGCCGCCACGATGAAGCCGGTGATCAGCGCGTCGTCGGCGTCGTGCTCGACGCGGGCGTGCAACTTGGCCTGAGCAAGCGTGATCGGCTCCGTATCAGGGCCGGAGATGTGGATGCGGGTCATCGCGTCCTCGTGCTCAGGCGCGGCATGCGCGCAGTGGTGGACAGGCGCAGGCCCAGCGGGGAGACAGTCAGGCCGCCGGCCGCGTAGCCGGTGATCAGATCGACCGCCGCGGCCAGCTCTTCGATTGACACGTCCCAGGTGCTGCCAGGCAGCGCGCCGGCCACGGTGTCGATCGCCGTCGCCTGCTCGGTGATGGCGCGCACCATCGTCGTCGCGGCCTGCAGCGCGTCGGTGGCGCTGCCGGCCTCGAGGATCGTCACCAGCAGCGTCGCCGCGGCGGTGAGTGCGTCGGTCGCGCTGGTCAACTCCTCGATCGTGGCCGTGCCAGCACCGCTGTAGCTGGCCGCTGGCGTGTCGACCGCGCTGGCGCTCTCGCTGATTGCGCGCAGCATCGTCGTTGCCGCCGCGAGCTGGTCATCCGCGCTGGCCGTCTCCGTCAGCGACAGCAGCATAGTGTTCGCTGCGGTCAGTGCGTCGGACGCCGACGCCGACTCGGTGACGCTGCCGCTGCCCGTGGCCGAGTAGCTGGCCGTCTGCGTGTCGCTGGCGCTGGCGGCCTCGGTCAGCGCGACGGCGGCGATGGTGGCCGCGGTGATGATGTCGGCAGCGCTGGCCGATTCGATCAGGCTGACCAGGGCCGTGGTGGCGGCGCCAAGGCTGTCGCTGGCGCTGGCCGTCTCGGTGAGGCTGACGGACCAGGAGCCTCCGCCACCCGCCGCCACAGGCACCCAGATGCGGCGGGGCTCGAAGAGGGACCACGGATTGCGGGCCAGCTCGTGTGCTTCCCCCTGTGCCAAAAACACATCAGGCAAATACGCCCACAGGAGCAAGTGGCCGTTGGGGTTGTAGTAGTTCGTGTAGACGCGATCCCCCAAATACGGTTGGCCGGTGGCGGGGATGGACCCCTCGCCGATATACGACAGCGACCCCGACAGGTACGTGCACGGGTTGCCATCCCAACTGACGCTGATTTGTTTCGCCGTTATATGCGTCGAAATCACCAAGGTGTGCGCACGGCCGTCGAACACGTCAGATCGCGCATCCTCGAAGATGTAATTGAAGCCGTTGTCGCCGTAATAACCGCACTGCACCTTGTATGCGCTGGGGTCAGTTATGCGCAGGTAATGCCCTGTCGGCACCCAACCCTGCATGTAAGTGTTATTTATGGCGGCGAACACCAGAACCGTCGTGAGGTTCGCGGATTTCGCGGTCGGCAAGACGAACGAGGACTGCGGCCTATCGTCATCGTTACCGCCGTGGTCGGCATACAAGCGCATGCCGACACCATCCGGGGTCGGACCGAAGCGCGGGCCGGTGTACGCGCTGTTGATGGTGGACAGTCCTATCGAGCCGTCACCGAGCGACCCTGGCCCTGCGTTGAACACGAACCCCCTGCGGGCTGCCGCGAAGCGCGGAGCCAGCGCAACGCCAGCCTCCTGCGGCTGCTGGGTCCACGGCAGCAGGTGCTCGATCGCGCTCATGTCACGCGGCCTTCAGGCTCCAGGCACGCACGCGCAGTTTCCAACCCGCACTGACGGTTTGTCCGGTGCCGACGTTCTGCAGCCAGTAGCTTGAGTTCTCGGGCGCGAACGGCAAATCGAACCGAAACCGCTGCGCCGAGGTCGTGTTCTCGCACACGATCGCGTTGCGCAGGTATCCGCCGATATTGTTCGCCGACGGGCTGCGCCCATCGTCGCTGCCGCCGAACAGGTCGAGCGGCTGGTGATGCAGAGCCAGCACCGTGCCGGCTGTCGGCGCGGTGCCGAAGGTCACCTCGACCTCGAACTGCAGATGTGGCCGCCCGCCGCCGTCGGACGCAAGCGAGAACGCGGCGTCGTTGGCCTGCTCGAAGGCGTTGTTCGCGATGCTGCCGCCGTTGGCCTCGAGCGTGACCCAAGACCCGTAGTCGCGGATGGATTCGCCGGCCATCGCGTCACCCGATCGTCAGCAGGTCGCCGAGGACGCTGTTGACCTGGAACTGGATGTCGGAATCGGTCGCAGCGCCCGGGTTCGCGGCGATCGTCGCGTTGCGCAGCACCTGCATCGCGATCTGCTTCGGCGTGATGGTGAGCTGGTCGCGCAGTGCGCTGACGGCCCAATCATGCCGGCGCTCGTGGTCAGGCGTCCCCGGGTCTTCGGCGAGGATGTCGTGCGCGGCCTTCCAGACCGCGACCATGCAGCGCGGCTGGAAGATCGCCGTGTCGACGGCGGCGTTGTAGATGTCGGCGTAGGCCATCGTCAGTGCTCCATGCGGGCCAGGATTGCCGCCATCAGCGTGGCGGCTTGTGCTGTGGTCAGTGGCATGGTCAGAGTCCCGCCGTGTAGGTCACGTTGAGCGTCCCGCTGGCGGTCACCGCCTGGTCACCGCCCGAGAACAGGCCCGCCGAGTACAGCGCGCCCGAGGTGTTGCCCACCGTCGTCGTCGGCGCCACGCCGGCCGACGAGCGGATCAGCAGGCAAGCGCCCTTGATCGTGTCGGTGGCCAGCGTGCTGAAGCTCACCGCCGACGACGTAGCGAGCTGGCCGCTGCCGGCCGTGCCGAAGCTGGGCGTACCGCGCGTGGCGACGGTGGCGCTGGGTGCCTCGTTCCACCCGTTTGTGGGAGAGCCGCCGCCGGAAGCCGTGATGTTGGCCGCGGTGTTGGTGGCACTGACCGCGCTGTAGCCGGTGTCCTCGATCAGACCCAGCGCCTGCGACGCGGTGTAGCTGCTGCCCTTGAGCATGTGCGTCAGCGCCGCGTTCTTGCCCTCGGTGGTCACGAGGTTGTGGATCGTGTCGGACCACACCAGCTCGTGCGGGATGAGGGCCAGTCGCAGCCGGATGGCATCGGCCTCGTCGCCGTGCAGGCGGCGCAGCAGCGACGTGGCGGTGATCTCGGCAAGGCGGGCGCGCAGGGCCTGCACCTCGTCGATGCGGTGCGCGGCCGGCATCCAGAAGTCGGCCAGGTACACGCCCGAGGCGAGAGCCTGCTCTACCTGGGCGGCGCCGTGCGCGTACACGGCATCGGTGCGTGCCGTGGCCGGCGCGCGCTCGACGCCGTGGCCGGTCGACGTGGCGGCCATGCGCGCGCCCATGCTGCGGATGGCGTCGATCATGTGCTGACGGGCATTCATGCTGCGACCTCCTCGACGCGATCGGCGTCGATCCAGCGGCGGACGGGCTGGCCGTCCTCCTGCCACTCGACGAGCAGTTCCAGCTCGTCGCTCTCGGGGTTGATGCGGCGCTCGACGATCTCGCCGCGCAGTTCGGGCTGGATCAGGCGCACCGCCGCGCCGGTTTTCAGTGCCATGGGTCGTCTCCTTGCGGGCAGAAACGAAAAGGCCGCCCGGGTGGGGCGGCCCTTGGTGTTTCGGTCCGGGGTGTCAGTCCGCGATCGCCTGTTCCGGCGTGGCGCCGCTGTAGCGCTTGCCGTACAAGTTGTAGAGGACGATGGAGCCCCGCGGGTTGGTCGCGGCGTGACCCGTGCAATCGACGCGGATGCAGTCGTAGCCGTTGGCCTGGTCTAGATCGCTGGCATCCACGTCGATCACGTACAGCGAGTCCTTGCTGTTCGTGGTCTGCGTCGTGAAGGTGCTGCTGGTCACTGCGGTTTCGGTCAGGTTCTTCGACGCACTCAGGTCGGTATTGGCCAGCATGCGGGTGAATGCCAATTCCTTTTCGCTTCCGCCGCCAGCTACGGTAGTGGCCTGCTTCAGCGTCACCGTGGTGCCGGTCACCGTGGTGCCGTCAGCGATGGCGATGATGATCTGGCAGCGGGCATAGCCCTTCATCGACACGTAGTCGGTATCGCCGAGCGTGCTGGTGAGCAGCAGGCCAATGGCGCCGACTACCGGGGTCACCTGCTCGTCCAGGCGTGCGTTCGTTCCGATCATGGTGGTGATCCTTTCAGGTCAGAGGTTCATCAGCGCGCGCCCAGGGCCACGGCGCACGACAGCGTGTTGCTGCCGTTCTTGCGGCCGATCGGGGCGCTCAGCCACGGCTGACCGCCGATGCGCAGCACGAAGCGGAAGGCGCGCATGTTCTGGTCGAAGAAGAAGTGCATCGACTCGTCGGCCTTGACGCCGCCCTTGGTGATGGCGATGTAGGACTGGAAGTCGATCAGCGCCACGTCGCCAGCCGAAGACAGCGCTGGCGATGCCTCGGTGATGACAATCGGACGCCCCAGCAACATGCCGTAGTCATTGCCGTTGGCGCCGGGCGGCGTGTAGATGATCGGCGGCAGCGCGATGCCGCCGACGTTCTCCGACCCGGCCACGTTCTTGACCTTGATGTTCATCTGCGGCAGCAGCGGCTCGACATCCTGGTTCATCACCCAGACGGCGCGCTGACGCATGCGCAAGGGCATGCGGCTGAACATCTTCAGGATGTTCTCGGCGTAGAGCGTGCTGGTAGGCTGCGAGGTCTCCTTGGCCACCGTCACCAGGCACGGCGCAGACAGCAGGCCCAGCGGCATGCCGGCGCCGTTCCCGTTGAGGATGGCATCGGTCACCTTGAATGCCATCTTCTCGCCGGCCTCCATCTGAATCCACGCGCCCAGCGCGGCCGAGTCTTCGAGCGATTCCTCGGTGACCGGGCACAGCGCGGTCAGACGGTCGAGCTTGATGCTGCCGTTCTTGAACGCGGGCTTGGTCTGGTTGATGGTGTCGGCCTCACCGTCCCAGTAGGCCTGCACGCCGGTGGTGCCGTGTGCCGTGGTCTCGTTGGACGGGTACTTCCACTCGTTGCCAGCCACCGGGATCTGGCGCACACGGGCCAGCAACTGCTCATCGGAGTTGATGACGCTGAAGATTTCGGAGGCGTAGCTGGGCGGCACCAGGAATCCACCGTCTGCGCCGACGGACTCATTGGCGTAGGTGCTGGCGCTGGCGCCGATCATCAGCCGCTCGTCGACGGCGCTGGGACGCAGCGCGGCCGCGCGCACGGTGGCCAGGTACTCCCCAAAGTGCGCGAATCCGCGGGCCGAGTCGTTCTGCACGCGCGGGCCGAGGTTTTCGACGCGGGCGTTGTCCGGCAGCACGAGCGTTCGCTCGGCCTCGATGGCGGCCTGCTCCTGCTCGATGGCGGCCTGCAGGCGCTCGGCCTCGGCCTTCGCGTCGTTGAATGCCGCGGTTTGCACGTCTGTGAAGATGTCGTCACCGGCTTCGGCGCGGATCGTCTTCATGCTCTCGACGGCCGCGGCCTTGCGCTTGAGCAGCGCTTGGAGTCGCTTGTTCATGCTGGTCCTTTCGGATGTGAAAAAGCCCGCGCGTGGCGGGCCGGGTTGCGGTGACAGGTGCGGCCGTCGGGCCGTTGCGAGCCGTCGGGCACGCATCGCGGAGGTCTGTCATGCCTCCAGGATCTGGATATCTCGGTCCGCCAGCTCGGCGCGCATGCCGGCGCGGCTGGCCCGCCCGCTGGCGTAGCGGGCGATGGTGTCGTCAAGCGTGCCCACGCGGTCGGCCATGCCGGCGGTGACAGCTTCGGGCGCCAGGCGCATGCGGCCCTCGCCGAAAGCCTCGCCGCGCACGGTGGACACCGGCACGCCGCGTCCCTTGGCCACGGCCTTGGTGAAGGCGCCGTAGTAGGCGTCGACCATGCCCTGAAGGTGGGCGCGGTGGTCGTCGGTGAGCGGGCCGTCGGTGTGGCCTTCACTCTTGTACCGGCCGGCGGTGATGTACTCGGTACGCACGCCCAGGCGCTCCTTCATGGCGCTGGTGTCGCTGTGCGGCACGATGACGCCGATGCTGCCGACCATGCCGCTGGGCGTGACGACCAGCTCGTGCGCCTGGCTGGCGATCCAGTAGCCGCCACTGGCCGCGGTGTTGTTGGCCACGGCCACCAGCTTCTTGCCGCTGTGCTCGCGGATTTCGGCGAGCACATCGCCAAGCTCCTGCACGCCGAAGACGCTGCCGCCAGGGCTGTCGACGTCCATGATGATGGTGCCGACCTCGGGGTCGGCCGCGGCGGCGCGGAACTGCGCGGCAAGCGCTTCGGTGCTGGTGAGCGGGCGGCTCGTGTTGGCCACGGCATAGGCGCGATGGGCCAGCACGCCATAGACTGGCACGACGGCCACGCCGCGGCCGCTGGCGGCCTGGGCGGCACTGCGGCGGGCGGCTGCGGCCTCGGGCGCATCGCCGATGGCTGCGGCCACCTGTTCGGCGCTCAGCCGCGCGCCCTCGGCCCAGCGCAGCAGGATCGTCTCGGCGGCGGCGAACACGTCCGGCGCCAACGCCCAGGGGGTCGAGTAGAACGCGGCCAGCAGGTGGATCATGGTCAGGGCTCCAGGCGCAGCAGCGCCGAGGTCTGGACGTCGTGCACGTCGGATTCGAGGACTTTTGCGCCGGCCGCCACCCACGCGCGCGCACGGTCGAGCGTGGCCTCGAGGTGCTGGCGCGCGCTGTCAGCGGACACGGCCATCACCTGCTGCACGAAGGCCGCATGGCCGTCGAAGAGTTGTGCCAGGTCATCGCCCTGCCGGGCCGCGCGCGCGATGAGCGCCACCTCCTTGCGGGCGACGCGCTCGGCGGCAGCGGCAAGGATCAGCGCCTGCCGCTCGCCGCTGCCACGCTGCGCGGGTTCTCCGCGCTCCTGCGCGGCGCGGCGGCTGCCGGCGGGCTGCATGTTCAGCGGCTCGAGCGGCACGTCCAGGCCGTCGATGGGGTTCAGGTTCTCCATCGCGCGCGCTTCGTTGCGCAGCAGCCAGCCGTCCTGGATGCCTTTGCCGTAGGCCTCGTACCGGGTCTTGGTGTCGCCGCGCAGCAGCATGGCGACCTTGTATTCCGCGAAGTGCTCGTCGCCGAAGTCCAAATCGCGCAGCAGGGCCTGTTCCCACGCGACGCAGCTCGGCAGGATGGCGTCGGTCACGAAATCGAGCTGCTGGTGTTCGATGTTCCCCCAGGTGGCGCGATCGAGGATGCCGAGCTTGTGCGGCGGCACGCGGAACAGGCCCGCGATGTCGATCTCGTGCATCTTGCGCTGCTCAATGAACTGCGCATCGGCGTTGCTGACGGCCAGCGCGTGCAGCTCCATGCCCTGGTCCATGACGGGCACGCGGCCGGCGTTGAATCCGCCGTACTGGCGCGAGAACTCGTCCACCCAGTCGCGCTTGGCCTCCGGGGTGGAGAACTTGCCGGCCATCTTGACCCACACGGGCGGCCGGGCCGAATTGGCGAAGTACCGCGTGCCGTAGTCGCGCGCGGCGATGGCTGCGGAGAAGGTCTCGCGCTCCAGCTCGATCGGGTTCATGCCGACGTAGCCATCGGCGCTGAGGCCGGCGACGTGCAGCACCTCACCGAAGACGAGCGTGCGCGCGCTGCCGTCCTTGTCGGTGACGCGGTAGCGCGGCACGCCAGACGGAAGAACTTCAACGGCCACGCGATCGGGATGCAGCGGCACGAGCATGTCGACGCGACCGGCACCGCTGTAGACGATCTGGCTGTAGGCGTTGCCGCGCAGATCCAGGTGCGACTGCATCATGCTGCGCCACTGCATGGCGGTCTGCCAGGGGTTTGGCTGATCGTGCAGCAGGCCAGCAAGCGGGTGGCTGTCGTCGGCCTCCTTGCCGCCGCCAGGCAGGCGCCGGTACACCTGCATGGGCAGCATGCCGATGGTCTCGGCCCGCACGCGCACGCACTTGTAGACCGTGCTCAGCCGCATGGCCGAATCAGCGCCGACGCGACCGGGGCGGCCGGGCGCCGCTTCGTACCAGAAGTCGTGTTCCGGCCCGTATCGGCCGGTGGCGCCAATGTCGTGTGCGATGAACATCAGCCAGCCCGCCCGGCGATGCGGGCGCCGGCAATGGTGAGGACGAGGACCAGCGCGCCGCCGGTGATGAGGCCGGCCGGCAAATACACCATCCCGGCACCAACGCTGATGAGCGCGACGCCGCAGGCGACGGAGACGTTGTAGACGCTGGCCTTCATGTGTCAGGCAAAGATGGGCTGCCCGTCGTAGACAGGCACCGCCGGTTGCGGATTGGCGCTGAGCAGCGCCACCGCGTTGAACATGGCCATCAGCGGGTCGATCTTGGCCGCGCCGGCCGCCTGCTTGGTGATGGCGATCGCGTTGCCCTTGGGCTCGACCTTGGCGTTGCCGGCGGCCCAGGCCATCAGCCGCGCGCCACCGTGGAACAGGGTTCCCTCGGCCAGCTTTCGCTCGGCGGTCTTGATGCTGCCGGTCATCTTCCATCCCTGGCTGATTGCGACGATGCGGTCGGCCTCGATGCCGCGCTCGACAAGCGCATCGACGATGGCGCCGATGCCCACGGCGTCGACGCCGATCTTGTCCATCCGGCCGGACTCCTCGACGCGCAGCACGAGGTCGGCAACCTCCTGCACGTCGTCGCCGATGCGCTCGACGATGGTCAGGTCGCCGTCGGCGGAAAAGTCGCGCAGGCGCGGCGCTTCGGCCTTGCGGCGCTCCATGACGCTGGGATGCGCCCAGGCATGGCCCCAGTGCAGCCAGTGGCCGGTGGCGCTCTCGCGGCCCATGACGGCCATGCCAAGCAGGTCGTCCAGGCCGCCGCCGTCGATGCCGACGACGACGACCTCGCAGCGGCGCAGCAGCTCGTCCAGCGTCAGGCCGGCAGTGCCCTGCTGCTCCCAGTAGTCGGCGCCGGCCCAGCGGGCGGACATCAGCGCCAGGCCGATTTCGACGTTCAGGTGCTTGGCCAGAAAGCCGCGCACTGATTCCTCGCCGGCTTCCTCGGCCTTGCCAAATTCGCGGACGAGGAATTCCTCGTCGACGCTGGCGCCCATGTTGGGGTTGGTGACGTAGAAGTTCGCCGGCTCACGGTGTTCACCCGCGGCGATCATGGCTTCGGGGAACTCGTACAGCACCGGGCAGAACTGCGGGTCGGTGACCTGGCCGTCGCGCACCTTGCGGGCGTACAGCAGCTTCTGCCGCCAGACGCCTGCCGGCGGCTCGTTGCTCTGGGTGGACAGGTACAGCACGCATCCCTCGGGCCGGCTGGCAAGGCCGCCGGTGGCCTCGCGCAGCATGTCCTCGGCGTTCGGCTTCTTGCCGAACAGCCACAGCTCGTCGATCAGCGTCACGATCCACTTCTTGCCGGCGACGGTCTCGCTATCGGCGGCGACAACTTGCAGCGTGGCCTTGGTGACGCGGTGCGTGATGGTGCGGATGTGGTCCTGCACGTGCAGCAGCGCGGAAAGCTCTTCGTTGGCGCGGATGGCGTCAGCCGCGGGCTTGAATGCGTTGTTGGCGACCTCGACAGTTGGGGCCAGGATGCCGAACTCGCCCGCCTGTCGCCAGTTGCGGATGAGGATGGTCAGCATCAGCAGGCCGGCGGTGGTGCTCTTGGTGTTCTTCTTGCTGATGAGCATCAGCCACTCGCGCACGAGGCGCCGGCCTGTGTCAGGGTCGTAGGCGCCGAAGATGCTGGCCACGAAGTCGCGCACCCAGGGCCGCGAAATCTCGCCGAAGGTGGGCGATCCCGGCATGTCGACCACGCGGAGCTGGTCCATGACACCAAGACCTGCGGCAGCCTCGGACGGGAACAGAGGATCGAACGGAACGAGGGAACGGCGCTGCACGATCCGCTCGCGCCAGTCGGGGCAAGCGGTCGTCCAGGTCGGTGTGGTCATCGGTTGTTGACGACGAGCTTCGGCGGCGCGGCGGCGGCGAACTTGCTTGCCACGCGCTCAGCCTGGTCCTGTCGCGCTTCCTTCTTTCCGCCCTCGCCCTTCTTGGCGTGCGTGTACTGGACAGCGGCAATCGCCGCACGCACCTGGATCGGCGAGGCGTCGACAAGGCCAAGCGCCACGCGCTGCAGCAGCTCGAGCATGTCGCGCGGTTCGCCAGGGATTGGATCGACCAGCGGCACGGGCTGCGGGCGTGGCTTGGGCTTTCGCCCCGCGCCAGGCCTTGCGCCTCCGCTGCGTCCTTTCACTCCAGCCATTCGAATCCGTTTGAAAGTGGGGATTTAATCCCCGAAGGAGATCGAGCGTGGTATCCGCACCCTAGGGCTGCAGACTTCCGCCCCCCCCCTACCCGCGCAGTCCCTGCTCCTTGCTGACCGCCTGGTGGCAGTCGTGGCACAGGCTTCGCAGGTTCGACAGCTCCAGCTCTGCGCCGCCAAACTGCACGGGCACGATGTGGTCTACCTCTGTCGCCAGCGTGACCAGGCCAAGCGACTGACAGCGCACGCATAGCCCGCAATCGCGTTGCAGCGCCTGTTCTCTGGCTCGTCGCCACGGCCTGCCACGCTCGCGGCGCTCTGATACTGCGACAGTGCCGAGCTGCCTGGTCTGCAGCGGCTTGACCCGCGGCTGCAGTGTCTTGAGTCGGTGTGCCATCGCCCGCCGCTGAGTCCCGCGCGAGGAGCCGCGCGGGCGCTTGTCACCACGTCAATGGCTGCAGGTGTTATCCCACCGCCTGCTGGGTAGCCGCTGTGGCCGAAGGCTGGCGCCCGTGTGCTGGCCGGATGCGGCAGAGGCCGGAAACGAAACAGCCCGCGCTGTGGCGGGCTGCTGTGTGCTGGTGATGGGCTGCTACCTTGTCCAGCCCTTAGACCTCATGCAGAGGTCCATGATCTTGCGGCGCCTGTCTGCCTTCTCGTAGGCAGCGATCACGGCATTCGGGTCACTGGACACCGCGCCCTTCTCGGCCTCGAACTCGCATACAGCCTGATCCTGCGCCAGGTTGCCACCGTCCTTGACCCACGGCTTGGCAGGCGGCATCGCACACGCTGCTAGCAGCGCGGCCATGGTCAGGATTGCGGCGAGTCTCATGGTGCTGTTGAGGACGGCCGGGCGCGGCATCAGCCGTCCCGGTTCACTGACCCCGCGTCAGGTGGGCGCGAGTGTAGCACTGTTGCTGCATTGAATTTCAATCTCTGCCTGCCTTGCCTTGCCTGCCTTGCCACGCCAGGCCGTGCCACGCCCTGCCCAGCCAGGCCACGCCTAGCCATGCCTGCCATGCCTGCCATGCCTCGCCGTGCCTTGCCACGCCCAGCCTGCCTCGCCCAGCCCCGCCTCGCCTTGCCCCGCCGTGCCCAGCCGGGCCCAGCCAAGCCCCGCCTGCCCTGCCAGGCCCTGCCCAGCCTCGCCTCGCCATGCCACGCCTGCCATGCCTGCCTTGCCTTGCCATGCCTCGCCACGCCTAGCCGTGCCATGCCATGCCAGACCTGCCTAGCTTCAGCCTTCCTGCCCGGCCCTCACGCGCTGCCCGAGCTGCAGCGTATGGTCCAGCAGCTCACGCACATCCTGATCGACGCCGACAGCCGCCGCCACGTCAGACGCGCGCCGGAAGGCTGCGGCTGCTCGGGCGCACTCCTCGGCTACGGCATCCCTGGCCAGGTCGGCATCGGTGCGCACGCGGTCAATGGTCGTGTAGCCCTGCTGGTGCGCCGGGATGCTCGGATCGCGCACAAAGTACGGAACGCGCAGCGTGCGCTGCTCGTGCACGATGTTGACCCGCACGTTCCTGATGAGCCCGCGGGCGACATCGTGCCAATGGGCCAGCGCCGCCTTCTTCGCGTCCCACTCGAACAGGTTATGCAGCGGGCTGTCCTTGCGCCGCGCATCGTCGACCACGAGCTCAGGGGTCAGAGTCCCGTGCCTCGTATGCAGCGCGACGAGATAGTCATTGATGCTCGGCTTCATGTTGATGCCTTCACCGCTCATGCCGCCACCTTGAATCCGCGGCGGCGCACTTCAACGTCAAACCACGCCAGCAGCTCTTCGGTCTGCTCGTCATAGGCTGCGGGGTCTTCCATAGCGGCAATCTGCGCAGCGCGACCGCCCGTTTTCATCAGGTGCGTCAACCGCTCGTCATCAGCGCCGACGACAGTGAACTGGCCGTAGTTGCCTGCGCCCTTCTCGGGCCTGAAGTCGCCGATGCCTACGGTGATGCCGGCGGCTGCAATGAGATTCGCAATCGCCTGCTCACGCATGATGGGCTTCACGAAGGTGATGCTGGCAACAGCCGCCCAATGGGGCACGATGCACCGCGTGCGAACGTCTGGCGTGCGGTTCATGTCGGCGCTGCGCACGACGGTGCTGAAAATCTGCGGCACGCCGTAGATGCCGACGAACTCTCCAGCGATATAGGTCAGGCGGCCAATCTGGCTTTTCTTGGCGCCCGGCAGATCGAGTGCTGCCGTGCGCATGGCGCCCTTGAGTGCGGTCGCCGGAACTGCAAGCAGCGTCGGCGCATCTTCATCGCGCAGACACACCGGGCTGGCGCGGAACTCCTCCAGCGGGTTGTGCTTGAGGCTCGACGCCTTGTCGGCCGCAGTCTTCCGCGCCGATGGCAGTAGCAGCTCGTGCTTCGCCTTCTCGCTCAGACGATTCAGGACGAGCGGGGTAGTGCCGACGATGGCGACGGTGATCGTGCCGGTATGCACCTCGATGATCTGAATGTCGCCGCTGTCGGCTTGCTTCTTCGTGGCCATGATTGTCAATCTCCTATCGTGGTCAGCATGAACACGCGCCGACCGTTGCGTGGCAGGCGGTCAGTCGCCTGCGGTCGTCATGTGTTCGCCGTTCAAGATCCGGCGCATGTTGTTGAAAATGCGCAACCCGAGCAGATGCCGCTGCTGACTGAGCTGCGGCGGGATGCGAAGGATGCGCAGCTGTACTTCTGGCGGCGTCCGGCGCGGGATGTAGAGCACGGCCAGCACCACGCGCTCACGATCCGGCACCCTGGCCAGTGCGCGCTGGCAGATCAGCGCGTCCTGCAGCGTCAGGCCAGTGCCTAGCGGTGTTCGCCGATCCTCCAGCGCGTGCCAGCTCTCTGGGCGGTAGTGTCCTTCTGCGCTGCCGCAGCGTCGGCGGCTCTCTCGATCGGCGGCCCAGCGGCCGTACCGCGTCAGTGCCTCGTCCGCGTCCGCAAGGTCCAGCGGGATGTCGGCGGCGATATTCATGCGCGGTCGGCTCATAGCCCGTGCACCTCCCTCGCCACCGCCGCCCACGCCTGAACCGACCCCTCGACCGTCCAGCCGTAGTCGGTCCACATCTCCGCGCGCTGGTGCGTGAGCTGCACCGACGCCGGCCACACCGCGCGCCACTCGTCGCGGTCGGCCCTGAAGAACAGCACCGGCAGAGCCTTCGCCCGCTCGGCCTGCTCCACCGCCTGCGCCCACCACGCACGAACGTCGCCACGCTGGGCGCGCTTGTGGCGCTTGCACTCGACCGACCAGCCGGGAACGCCCTCGATGTCGCTGTCGCCGTCGTGCTGCCTGACGCGGCGGCGCGCGTCCCAGCCGGTCAGGTCGTGGATCAGCGCAGCAAGCTCCCGCTCGCCGGCCTGGCCCTTGGTGCGTTGGCTGGCGCTCAAGCGCCCACCTCATGCGCAGCCTGGAACTGCCCGGCAAGGCCATCAGACGTGGCCAGGAGCGATTTTTGTGTGCCGGCTGGTGGGGTAGTAGCCTGGGCGCATTCCAGCGCCTCGTAGGCCCGCATTTCGGTTGCGCTCACGCTCCACCTCCCTGCGTCCTAGCCGACCAGACCGCGCGCATCGTGGCGCGCAGCCGGTCTGCGGCTTGGTCGCCGCGGCGCTTGGCGATTGCGGCCAGCCACGCGCGGCGCTCGGCGAGCGTCCTCGCACTCGTGGCGCCAGGCCTCGGAGTCGCTGGGCGCCGTGGCGCCGTCGTGCAGGGTGACGAGGCGTGCGGTCATGTCGGATAAACGCCGTTAGGCGCTTTTCGCGTGTTACAAAATAGTCGTTGACGCGGAGCCTTGTTCGTAATACAGTCTATTCCACGGTGATGCACAGGGCAGCGCCGGCAACCAGGGAAAACACCATGCAACGCTTCGCAATTCTCGAATCCAACAGCGGCTACGTCTGGGGCGTCGTCGACGCCGAATCCGCTCTGGCCGCGTGCACGGCTTGCGACGAGCAGGCCGGCGGCGATCGCGGCAATGGCGTCTACGAAGAAGCCGGCCTCAGCGACCTGCGCACCACGCGCGGCGTCTACGATGTGCGGATCGCGCCGGCCGGCTTCGACGTCGCGGACGGTCAAGACCGCGACGCCATTGCCGCGGTTGAAGCGCTGCCTCGCGCCGGGCTGTACGGCTGGGTGAGCGCGGAATGAGCCAAGCCCCCGAGCCCAAGCGCAGGGGGCGCCCGCCCCTGCCACCCGGCGCCAGCACCGAGGCGCCCGTGCGCACCATGCGCCTGAGCGACGAGCACTGGGCCGAGCTGCAAGCGCGCGGCGGCGTGTCCGCGCTTCGGGAATGGTTGTCGTCATCGTCACGTCGTCGCTCTCCACCGCGCGCCTAACCCCCGGGTCGAGCTGACCCGCCGATGGCGGGTAGCTCACACGGCACGCTTGCGCCTGGTGTCGCCGCCGGCCTTGTGGTTCGCTGCCATCAGAACGCCTCCAGTGCACCGCCGCGCAGCGCCGGCGGCAGGGTTTCGGGTTGCGGTTCGCCGGTGCCAAGCGGGCGGCCAAGCGGCTTGATCGAGGCCCAGTGCTGCGCCCAGCGGAGCGCGTCGGGCTCGAGGTCGCGGCCGTTGCGGCTGCGGGCCAGGGCGGACTGCGCCGCGATGCGCATCAGCTCGCGCTGCTCGTCGGTCATTCGAAGCCTCCCAGCACGTAGGGTTCTACGGCGGTATGCCGCTCGTCGCTGAA